ATCACCCGCAGCAGCAAGAGCAGAATTAGTAACCCCGAATTTTACTCAGGGTTCGATGAACAGTACAACCACGACTACTCAGGAAATCGTGGAGGAAATAACAACAACTACCTACGGGTCAGCCCTGAACAAGTGGAGTGGAGAAAACATAACTCATACTTCAGCTTCTTCAGGAGGTTTAGCCGACTCAGATTCAATCTACACCTTACACACAGCTGGAGATCCCTTCTCACTAGAAGTGGTAACAAGAGCAGCAAGTCAGGTGTTATCCGTAGAAGTAATAGACAGAGAAATAGATGTCTCCTCTACTACGGTCTCCTTATCAGTCTTCTCTCAATAGCACCTGTTAAAGCGGAGGAAGAGAACAATAACGTAAGTAATCCCGTGGCTGCTGCCACTGGAAATGTAACCAATCAAGCGGTACAATTTCAGAATAATGGAGCACCATCCAGACAGCACTACGGACCTAACATTTCGTGCAATGGAAGTACGATGACTTTCTCACCATTCTATATGGGAAATCATACGACTCCGTTTGATGAGGAGATGGTTCAACAAACATATACCGTCGCTGAGAACTGGGGAGCACAGATAAACTTTATGGTTCCTTTGGATCGTAGAGGATTACAACGTTGTCTCTCCATTGCCGCTAGGCAAGAAGAAAAGATGCGTCTGGACTACGAACTAGTCAGAGCATTGAAATGTGCAGAGCTACAAACAAAAGGCTTCATGCTCCAACCTGATAGCCGTGTAGCCAGTATGTGCAGCGATGTCATACCTATCTCTGCATATCTAAAAGAAACAAATCCACCTAAACAAACTAAAAAGAAATTCGGACTATTTTGAAAATGATCGTACTTATCAAGCCCATCCTCATGGCATTCCTCAGCTCTTCTGCTGTTAAGGAATTAGTTATACAACTACTAGAGGCTTATTCCGAGTCTACAGATAACACCATTGATGATAAGGCAGTTGAACTAATTAAAAAAAACTTATTTCCAGGGAGCTAATTATGGCATTTAAAATGACAGAAGAGGAGTACATGAAGTCCCTCAAAAAGAAAACAAAAGCTAAAACAGGAAAACCCAAAGCAGCTAAAAAGCCAAAAAAAGATAAAAGGTATAACCCCTTTAAAGATGGCAGAACACCAACAGGTGCTTCATATACAACAGGTCCGTAATGAAGAAAGCCACTGAAGCCCAATTTAACGAATTACATAATCTCGTCACTAAAGAATTCCTCAAGCGGGTCAAAAGTGGCGAGGCTTCTACCCAAGATTTAAAGGCAGCCTGTGATTGGCTTAAAACTAACGACATTAGCGGTATTGCATATGACGGCAACCCACTTTCTAAGCTTGCAGCCGTAATGCCAAAAGTAGATCCAGAATTAGTACAGAGCAGACTCTATGGCAGAAAGCACAGCTGAGTATTACAGGAAAAACCCTGAAGCTCGTAAGAAAAGACTTACTCAACAGAAGAGATACAACAAAACTAAAAATGGTCTAAAAATAAGAGTCAATGCTAACAAACTTAATAGAAAACTTGGTACTTACGGTAATGGTGATGGCAAAGATGCTGCTCATTACAGCGGAAGTACTACTAAAGGGAGAACTCAATCCCCTTCTATTAATCGTAAAAGCAGAACTAAACATTAATGACCCCATTACTACCTAGCCCTCAACACTATCTATTCAACCTAATAACTATGACAAGTCCTGACGCAAAGCGTTTGTGGCGTAAAGCCATTAAGGAAAAGTTCAATTGTCAGTGTGTTTATTGCGGAAATAAGTATGAATTACATCAACTCACGCTTGATCACGTCAAGCCTAGAACCAATGGCGGAGAAGACCTTACAAGTAACCTTGTCCCCGCCTGTAGATCGTGTAACCAACAAAAAGGTAGTAGCAATTGGCTCCAATGGATGAGACATACATTTGGGCATCGACCCATAAGGGAGCAAATGATTATCCAACACATTAATTAAAATGTCAGAAAGAAAACGAAGACCCCCATCGGGCAACATAAAACCAGGAACACCTCATCCCACTAAAGCCTACACTGTCAGGGGATTTGACGGTAGATGGATATCAAGAAAAGCTTACAACGCTGCAAAAAGAGCTAGAGAAAAAGCTAAAACACCTACGAAAGGTGGTTCTCTAGTTAAAAGAGTAACTAGTGCAGTTACTAAATCATCTAAGGGTGACCTATTAAAGATTAAAAAAGGCGATAAAGGTATCGTAAGAGCTATTAAAGATACCTACAAATTTGGTCAGGATACAAGAAGATCAGCTAATGCCGTCTATAAAGCTGGTAAAGTAACTCGTAAAGTACACGATAACCTCGTTAAAGGTACTAAAGAGTTTGTTAAAGGTACTGTTGAATCTGGTAAGGCTACAAGAAGGGCATATGAACGATTAAAACCTGGTGGAAAGCTCGTTAAAACTAAAGGAAGCAAGTTAACCAAATATAGGAAACCAAATTCTAAAATAGTTAGAAGCCCTAAAGGTGAAATAGTTAGAAGCCCTAAAGGTGAACTAACTAAGAGTACAACTAATAAAGGTGGTAAGTTAGTCCGTACATCTAAGACAACCAAGACTAGAAAATTTGATTATAGTAAACTACCTGATAAGTTTAATAAGACTAAACAAAAGTCTACTCAAACGAAGACTAAAGGTACAAACACTCCAGACCCATGGAAAGGTTCCTATAGTACTCCAAATGAAAACCTTAAAATAAATAAAGATAAACTAAAAACTAAGAAGTCAACTCCAATGAGTAGGCTTAATAAAATAGGTAATCAAATTGGAAACCTTAAAAGGAATATTGAAGCAAGAACATGGCTTGATTCAAATAAAAAAGGAAAAGATAATTTAAGTAAAAAACAAAGAGCTATCCTAAACAACACCAAACTAAAAGGTAGGAAAGGTGGTGTTATAGCATCAATAACAGATGCAGCTTCTAGACCTATTATTAATAGTGGGATGCACTTCCTATACAACAAGATAACGGGTAAGAAGACTAAGTTTAAAGACTATCAATCTGCGATGGATGCTCTTAAAGATCCTAATAAACCTTGGTTTGTTAAGTCAAAACCTAAAGATAAAGGAACTCCACTAACAGGTGGTAGGGAATTATCCTCTTCAATAAGAGGTAAGCAAAAGCAAAACCAACCTAAAGCTCCTGAAGTTAAGAAAACAGTAGTTAAGAATGAAAAACCATTCGAGAATAGAATCAGTGGTGGTGGTACTAAACCTAAGAAGAAGAAAGTTTCAGTAGGTAATATGATTGGTGCAACCATTCAAAAACCTAAGAAGAAGAAGCTAACCCCAAGACAGGAATGGGAGCAGAATACAAGAAATAGTCCAGCTCGTAGATCAGGTGCATTCAAAGATAAAGAATTATGGGAACGTCAGAAGAAACATAGAGAATGGAAAAAGAGGATGGGTCGTAAGTAGCCTACAACGCCTCTGAAAAGTAGTTAATAACCAAACATACATGGAGAACCCTTTAGAGGCTCTACAGGACGATTTCAAGCTGTTTCTGACCGCATTATGGGAACAGCTTGATCTCCCTCCTCCAACAAGAGCTCAATTCTCAATTGCAGACTATTTACAATACGGTCCTAAACGTCTACAAATTCAAGCCTTCCGAGGAGTCGGTAAATCTTGGATCACGGGGGCGTTCGTGTTGTGGACACTCTTCAAAGACCCAGAGAAGAAGATCATGATTATTTCTGCCTCCAAAGAAAGAGCAGACAACATGTCCATCTTCTTACAAAAACTAATAATTGAAACACCATGGCTATCTCACCTACAACCAAGATCAGACGACAGCAGATGGTCAAGGATTTCCTTCGACGTAAACTGCAATCCTCACCAAGCCCCATCAGTCAAGAGTGTTGGTATTACTGGTCAGTTAACCGGCAGTCGTGCAGACCTAATGGTACTAGACGATATCGAAGTCCCTGGAAACTCTATGACGGAGATGATGCGTGAAAAACTTCTTCAACTCTGTACAGAAGCCGAGTCTATCCTTACACCCAAAGCTGATAGCCGTATTTGTTATCTCGGGACTCCTCAGACTGTTTTTACTGTTTATCGTAAGTTGGCAGAGCGTAACTACCGTCCGTTCGTTTGGCCAGCCAGATATCCACGTAAACTCTCACAGTATGAAGGATTAATAGCTCCTCAACTTCAAGAAGATATTGATCAAGGTGCTGAACAATGGGAAGTAACTGACCCAGACAGATTCTCTAGTGATGATCTCATAGAACGTGAAGCAGCTATGGGTCGGTCTAACTTCATGCTTCAGTTCATGTTAGACACCTCCTTATCTGATGCTGAAAAGTTCCCTCTTAAAATGGCTGACCTTGTGGTTACTTCCGTTAACCCTTCTAAAGCCCCTGAGTCCGTTGTATGGTGCTCAGACCCAAAGAATGTCATCAAAGAACTCACAACAGTTGGTCTACCTGGAGACTATTTTTACTCTCCAATGCAACTTGTTGGCGAATGGGACGATTACCAAGAAACAATTTGTTCTGTGGACCCATCAGGTAGGGGAAGCGATGAGACAACAGCAGCCTTCATCTCTCAACGAAATGGATTCCTATACTTGCATGAGATGCGAGCCTACAGAGACGGGTACAGTGACAACACACTGTTAGACATCCTTAAAGGTTGTAAGAAGTTTAATGTATCTACTCTCCTAATTGAATCTAACTTTGGTGATGGTATCGTTGCTGAACTCTTTAAAAAACACCTACAGAACACTAAACAATCTATATTCATTGAAGAAACTAGGGCTAACGTCCGTAAAGAAGACAGAATAATTGACTCCCTTGAACCTGTTATGAATCAACACAGGCTTGTGGTAGACAAATCAGTAATAGAATGGGATTATGCCTCTAACCCTGAAGAAGCCCCAGAGAAACGTCTCCTTTACATGCTCTTCTATCAGATGTCTAGAATGTGTAGAGAGAAGTTTGCTATTAAACATGACGATAGGCTTGATTGCTTAGCTCAAGGTGTCCAATACTACACTGAAGCTTTATCAATAAGTGCAGAAAGACAAATAGCTCAACGTAAGTTGGATGACTGGAACTCTATGATTGAAGATTTCTTAGATAACCCTCATTCTTCCGCTAACCATCTAGTGTTTGGTATGGATAAAGAACAAAGAGATAAGGCTAGAGGTCTTGAAACTGGAAAGCCTGTCCCTACCTGGGTTTAGACCGAGTCGTCACGTATACAGGGGAGAGAAGGGTGGACTCGCCCCTCAAAGGGAACGATTGCCTACTTTCGTAGACAACCATTCCCTTTATATCTATCTCGACAGAGGTTCCGAGATACCTATAACACCTACACCCAACACCCTAACGAACGTAATGAAGTTATTCCTTGATACAGCTCAAGTAAGATTTATTGAAGATAGAATACATACTGGTCTTATATCAGGTATTACTACTAACCCTACTCTGATTAAAAAGAGTGGTAGAGATCCTTGGAAAGTTTATAACGATATCATTGAACTTGGAGTTAATGATTTAAGTATTGAAGTGATGGGAGATGGTTCTTCTGAATTAATCTCTAATGCTATGAATGTTAATCAGAACTACGGTAACGTAGCTACAATTAAACTTCCCTGTACTATTAATGGTCTACAAGCTTGTAAACATTTAACGAAGATCGGTATCCGAGTTAATATGACATTAGTATTTAGTGTTAGCCAAGCTCTTCTCTGTGCTCTGGCTGGTGCTACTTATGTCTCTCCATTCATTGGAAGGATGGATGATAATAGCCTTGATGGTATGAAGTTGATTAATGATATATCTAACCTTTTTGTTGCTAAAGGAGTTGAAACTAAAGTATTAGCTGCTTCTGTTAGAGATGCTCAGTCCGTTGGAGTAGCTTTTGGTCTTGGTGCTGATATATGTACTGTACCTCCTGGTGTATTCGATGATATGGCTACTCATGTGTTGACTGATAAAGGTTTGGAACAGTTTAAGGCTGACTTTTTGGCATAAATGTCTGAAGCCTAATAGCGTGGGGTTCCTGGGAAAATTTACCCCCATGGCCCCCCTATTTTGCCTCACTAGATTAGTGATCTAATGAATATCACTAGGTTTTTGAGCTAATAATAGATATAACCCTGAATTAATTTGTTTTTATTTCAAATTTGAATTAAAAGCGATCTGTTCGGCTTCACAATCATTAGTATGACTAGGGTTTTCTCCAGAAGTTGAATAGTTGTAGTGTTAACCGAACTCTATCCATATTGAATACTTATCCACTTGTTTGTATATTTAATTCAGTTAACAAAGTTCAATCAATGAGAGCTTACCAAACTAATTGCCTCAACTATGCAATTGCTTTGCTTGATAGTCTCAAACAAGACGACAAGAGCCAACGCAATGTCTATGCGGCCAAAGCGTCACAGCTGGGAGCAAGCATCAAAGAAGAGCATAAAAAGAACATTCAAGAGAGTGTTAAAACACAAGCTCTTTTAATCGATTTTTTAAATGGTAGGTCTTGAGCATGGACGCACATAACATCCAAGATCTTCTAAAGGTCAGCTACTCAAACGGCAAGTTATCACCTCGAAATATTGTGGACCTGCCAGCCGGTAAGACATGCCACGGTGCCAAGCTATGCCGCTCTATGGCTGTTAAAACTAAATCAGGTACTAAGATAGTTGATGGAGGCGAGACGCTTTTCCGGTGCTTTGCTGCCTCGCAGGAGGCACAGTATACAGCGGTCTACGCTAAACGAGACTATAACCATAGGTTATTAATAGATGCAATTGATCAAGGACGGGCTGCAGATTTAATTGATAAAAGCATTAACAAGAATCTTTTATTAACTCGCATCCATAGTAGCGGCGACTTCTTCCGGTCCGAATATTTAGAGGCATGGCTAGAAGTAGCCAACCGTAACCCAAATAATATCTTTTATTGTTATTCAAAAGCTCTTGATTTATTCATAGATAGGGGATTACCAAAAAACTTCTTCTTAAGTGCGTCATACGGTGGGGTGTGGGATCACCTAATCGACGAGGGGTACTTCAAACGCTCCGCCAAGGTAGTTAATAACGAGGCAGAAGCCGAGGCGTTAGGGCTGCCAATAGACCACGATGACAGCCACTGTTTAAAGGATGGACCGTTTGCTTTGTTAGTCCATGGCACACAGCCCAAGGGATCACTAGCAGCTCAAGAACTAGCCCTAAGGCGTAAGCAAAACAAGTTTGCTGGTTATTCAAAGAAAAGTCTATCCATTTAGGGATAGGCTTTATATATTTTTTCTTTATTCACAATCAACTCAAGGACGCATTATCAATGAAAAACGTATTAATAGCCTGTGAATATTCGGGCATAGTCAGGGACGCATTCTGTAAGTATGGATTTAATGCTATCTCATGTGACATATTGCCTAGTGAAGGCTCTCCAGAAAATGAACACATTCAAGGAGACGTATTAAATATCATTGATGATCCGTGGGATTTAATCATTGCTCATCCGCCATGTACGCACCTATCGCTGGCAGGGACTGCTAAGTGGGCTGAGAAGGTAGCAGATGGAAGGCAGCAAAAGGCTATTGAATTTGTTGAAAGAATATGGAATGCCAAGAACTGTCATCACATATGCATTGAGAATCCAGTGGGTGCTTTGTCTACTCGTTCATCACTTGGCAAGCCTACTCAATACATACAGCCTTATGAATATGGACATAGGCAGCAGAAGAAAACAGGGTTATGGCTTAAAGGATTACCAAAGCTAAGACCAACTGACCCAATTGATCCTGACACTATCCCATATAAGGAATTACACAAATTATATCTACTAGGTCCATCACCTGATCGAGCAAAGAAAAGGTCAAGGTTTTGGGAAGGTGTAGCAAGTGCAATGGCTATGCAATGGGGCTTAAAGCAATTAGCACCAGTCTAAATAGTGGGCATTCATTAGATGTAAGCCCTACTCCAGAAATAGGATTAATTCTATTTTTTTTTATTTTCACAATCAACTCAAGGACACACTATGACTACCGATTGCTACGCATACATGTTTGACCATAAGGACTACAAAGCTATCTCATCAAAGATAGAGACTTTATGGACTCAAAAGAGATCACTTTCTAGAGAGCAAAATGAAGCTCTTTGGGATATGCAAGCCCTTACACATGGACTAGACGCTGTTAGAGAGAAGTTGTTTAAACAGGAGGAGGCAACATTAGCTAATGACAAGGTCTTAGAGAAGTTTACTGGTGATACTAGTGATAGATGGGCATCAACGTATGGAAGGTCTTGTGACCTAATCAGAGAGAAGTTAGTAGAACAATGTGTAATCATTGCTAATCGCAAGGTAGACGTTGAGGTAGTAAGTACTCAAATCGAGTCATTGAACATTGAGAAGGACGCACTAGGCGACAAGTTAAGAGAAGAGTTTCACGCTAAGGAAGAGGAGGTAACAGTCAATGCTTGAACCTAATACATACCTACCTAGAGAAGACCTAGGAGTTGTCTTGAATGATCAAGAATACAAGGCTGCAATACGCAGCATCAACGAAGAATCATGGAGGTCTGGGTATGACGTACTCACTGAGGGTGCGTTAGGAGACTATCCAGAAGAGTAAACCTTCTCCTGTAGCCATTCCTTCGGGTTGGTTACATGAGGAGCTTTATGAGAGCTTTTCCTATCCCTTCACGAGATTATTACTCGCATCTGGTGGCGTAACTGCACCAAAAAATCGCAACCCTGCGTAAGCTATCTAAATAACTGCAAGCTAAGGCAATAACGAAACAGCCCGTCTGCTGGAGACGGTTATGAAGTCAAAAACTTCAATCTTGCTTTGACCACGTATTTAATTTTAATGAATCACAATCATTTCGTGGACGCATCTGGAGACCTCCAGCTGTACTCCCATGTTGTGCTTGCTGACGATGGGGAATACCTAATCGAAGCAGCCAACACAGCTGATGCCACTCTTAAGGCGTTTAATCTTTGTCGTTTACTAAGTCTAAGGACACCTAAACGCAGTGAGATCAAGGCCATACAAAGGGAGTTAAAGCATGGCTAAAAAGAAGAGACAACCTTATTTCAGTAACAACATCAGGGCTATCAGTCTTACTGAACCTAAGTACTTCCCTCAAATTGATTATGAGGACTTTATGGAGTACACAGTAGCCAATTGGCTGTTACTTAGCTCTCACGACACAGTTATACGTACTACACATCGTAAGACTGGCAAGGTCAAGGAGTATTCCTACAAGTATCGCAAGTGTGCCATGAACAAGATTGAAAAGCTTATTGGTACTCATTCATTTGTTGTCTGCGATGAAGACGCAATCCACCAACTATCCCCCGATTATTACAATGACAAATAAGACACATGAGATTCGTACTTCTCAACTTATTGAGGAAGTTATGAAGCACAAACATAAGAATGAACTCATTGATCTTATGTACGAACAAGTTCAGGAGGATACATATAAAATTCCTTAATTGTATATTTATATACATACACTAGATTGACTAGTTGCACTAACAAGTATTCCTTACTAGAACTAAATGAACTTAATCCACTTCGACAACGATTAATATGCAGATCTTTTCAAAAGGGAATCTATATATAGGTAAGGATGATGAATCTTTCACAACCGTACTAATCCACTTAGGCAATTATCGCTTAGAATTCGATTGGAAACCTGAGTCAAATGGATCTAGACCCACTACAAAGGAGAGTAACTGATTCAGACATTGATCGTATCTTCGAGGCTATCGAATTTATACGCAAGTTTGATCAAGACAATGGCAGTCATGAAATAAGTATCTCTGTTCTTGCGTCTTTGTTATTTGTAGGTTCTCGAAATGGTGCTCATAAACAGGCACTAGAAGAAGACCTCTCTCATATGTCAAAGGCAAGCTCAAGCAGGAATACAGATATTTTAAGTAAATGGCATCGCCTCATACTACCTAGTGGTAAAAGAAAACCTGGACTTGGACTTATTAAGAAGGAGGTAGACGGATCTGACAGAAGAAGGTCAGTACTAACCCTCACTAAGAAAGGTGAGGAACTAATCACCCAACTCAAAGACATACTTTATGGAGAGACTTAGAACGATTGGTCAAGTATTTGATTATACGTTCAACAATCTTGAATCTTGGGACAATGATCATGCAGGTCGTAAAACAAATGTCACTAACTCGAACAAGTTCATTGACATACATGGACGCTCACTGCAGGTCTCCAAGATCAAGCAACCGACCATGGATGTGGTCAAAACTGTTCTACGAGAGCGTGATGATGCGAGTAATCGTACTGTCAATCTCTGTGTTGGAACTACTCAAGTAGCACTCAACTTTTGTCTAGGTAGGGGACTCATCCCTTGGCCTGATCCTCGTGAACTATTTATTAAAAATAATAGATACAGCTTCCCTATGCTGGAAGTGAAGAGGGTAGACAAACCGATTTTCTCGAAAGAGCAAGTCATCCATATGTATGAATATGGTTTACGACTCAGTAAATCATTAGGTGCATTGTATCAAAATGTTGCTGAGACTCTCTTGTTATCAGCATTTACAGGTATCAGCTGGAGTGAATACATTCAACTCCAAACATGTGATATCCATTTAGATGCACGTATCCCGTACATAGAAGTTGGTGGTAGGCGAAACTTCACACTCAAACGAATGGTGAGGAAACGTAAGATTCCACTAGTTAACGATTCAGCAATGCTGATTCCTATCTTGAAACGCCGAATGGAGGATGTTGAGTACGCCGCTGATTATCAACTTTTCGGGGATGATTGGCTTTCAAGAGACAAGCCAGGTCAAGACCAACATCGAAGGATTTTTGAATCAATAACAAATGATTTGAATTTAACTTACGATGCTCGAGGAGAGAAAAGAACGCCTTATTGTTTAAGACATTCTTTCTGCACTTGGTCACTTAGGGATGGCAAATGTATTGAAACTACTTCTCAATTAATGGGACATTCAAACCTCAATACAACCCGCCGGTACCTACACTTAATATTAGATGATTATGTTGAATCAATGCCAGCCTCAACCCAATTAGCTGACGCTATCTAGTGTATCTCACAAGTACTAATTCGATCATACCGATTTACCGCAAATGGTAAACGCCGTATACACAGTACTTTAAA